TGTTGTCTTTTTTCTTCTACACCTTTGGCGTAATCAAGAGCAGCTTTTTCCCTTCTTTCTGCTTCTCTCATCTTACGAGTTAATTTCTCAATACGAGCTTGTACACCTTTACTGTAGTCTTCTAACTCACTATCTTTTTTTTCGTCTAACTTTGTTTCTCGTTCGTTTTCAAATGTCTTATCTGTTTCTTTTTCCGTTGCTTCTGTTTCTTGTTCCGGCTGTTCGATTACAGCTTCGTCTTTTTTTTCTTCAATATCCACTGTAGCATCAGGTCCTGATGTATCGATGGGTACCATTTTATTTTCTTCGTCTGGCATAGTTACTCCTTCCTATGTTTAGAACTCATGCAAGATGTCCTCTGGACTATCAATTGTTGCTAACACTTCATCGTCGTTTAGCAGACGCATTTCCCCACCATCTATTTTGATTCGACTACCTGCATAACGTGCAAACATAATCCAATCTTTTACTTTACACCATGGACCATCAGGATATCTCTCTTTATCCTTATAACAATCTGGACCCATGGCCATAACTAATCCTACTTGTGAAGCGACTTGTTGCTTTTCTAATGTAGTTTCAGCTAATACTAATCCACCTTTAGTTTTTTCTTTCATCTTAAAAGGCAAAACTAAAAGTCTCCAACCCGTAGGTTTTGGTAATTTTGGTTCTTCTGTTTTTGACGGTTTTACACCAACAAGTTTATTGTTTGGTTTTAATATCGATGACTGTTCCTTCATTTTGCTCCTTATCTTCTAGCAGGTTAGAGAGTTCCTGTCTTGTTGCCTCTAGGGCGTTTATCTGTCCTATTATATACTGATACTTTTCCATATTGTCAACACCTCCTGATGTAACTGTTATAGATAAAGCCTCTGTTCTAGTATTAATAAATTTAATTAATCTTTTTATTACGCTTTCTAATTGCATTATCTTTCTCCTAATTTAATTTTAAATTTATGCACACGATTACGTGCATTTCTCTCCATTTTCTTATCTTTCTTTTTTAGAGCTTTGCCCACATCTCTTCTTGCAGACATTAAACCTTTTACGAGTTTCTTTTTATAAGGTCCCTCTTTTAGGTCTGATACTCTATAAGACTTACCATTAAACTTTTTTCGTTTTTCTGATAACATCTTTTCCTTTTTTAAAAATACTAGCCACTTTAGATTTACCCATAACTTTAGCTCGTTGTTCACCTACTGTTAGTATTTGTATTTTTCTAGCAAATGGTTTGCTGATACGTTTAACTTTTGCAACAGTTGCTCTTGCATCTGCTGGTGTTGCAAATTTTATACGGACGGTATCTTTAGGATTTTCGTCCGTATAAAGTCTACGTCCAGAACCTTTTGGTTTTTTACCTGTACCTACTTTTGGATCCGCCACGTTTCATCTCCTTAATATGCTTCTCTATAATTTTACTTTGTTTTTTATGTAAACCAGAAGCTTTCTTTAGTGCTTTCGCAACTTTTTTTATTTTCTTAACCATTATGCTTTTTTCTTCTTTTTTTTCTTCTTCATTAGGTATGCTTTTAAACCTGGGTTTAATTTAGCCATACCACCTTTTTTCATCATGGGTTTTTTCATCATTCCACCACCCATCATTTTTGGTTTTTTCATTCCTGGCATTATGTTCTCCTTTTCTTTGTTTTAGACGGTAATAAACCTTTATTAACAGCCCTAGCTCTTTCACTAAAACCTAGTTTTTTACCTTGTCTAATTTTCTTTTTTATTGTTGCTACTTTAGCGACCATTAACATTTCCATCTTCTACGAGCTTGACGCAATCTAGAATTAGGATCTTTAGCAGCTTTAGGAAATTTTTTCATTTGTCCAAGTGATCTTGCACAAAATGATTTACGTCTTTTAGCAGCTTTTGATCCTGGTTTGACTTTGCCAGTGACCGCTGTTTTTAATTTAGAACCTGGATTTAATTTTCTATAAGCTTTAACTCCAGCCTCTGTCATTCCAGCCCCTTTTTTAGTGGGTCTAAAATTTTTTTTATTTCTTGGTGGCATGGTGCCTTTTGCTGCAGCTGCCCTGCCATCAGGAAAATTTCCATAATATTGTTTTGGTTCACCAAATCTTAATCCATAGTCATTTCTAGACATACATCGATCTCCTTGCCATAAAACCACCACCCATAGCTTTTTTTCTTTTTGCAAATGTTTTAACGTTTGTTGGTTTACCACCAACACCCTGTGCCACCGCTCTTTTTCTTTGCACTGCTGATCGTCTTTGGCTTTCAGTCATACGTCTTGCTTTTGCAAGTGGGACGCATTTTGGATATTTACGTTTTGCATCTTTCTTTTGTTTTGATCTTCCACACTTTGAGAAAGATCCATCTTTCTTTTTACTTCCTATATCTACCCACTTCTGGGCAAACCATTTATCAAGTCCGTTCTTTGCCATGGCATTAAGAATTCTTTCCGATAGCGTCTCTGTTTTGTCCTCTTTTGGCTATTTTGCAAACAGAGCCACCCATACCTAGACCCTGTCTTTTTAATCTAGCAGTTGCTTCCATTAATCCACCCTCGGCTTTGCTGCCTCTGAAATCTTTTCTCTTTAAACCAGATGGATCTTTAATTTTACCTGCACAAATTTTAGAAGCATAGGCGTTAGCATATGCTGACGGGTATACTTTGAATTTTCTTTTCGCTGCGGCCTTACCTCTTGGACATAATTTAGTCATTATTTTTTCCTCGCTGTTTGTGCAGCTCTTTTAAAGTTCGCTGCAGTTGGTGCACCCTTTGCACCTTTCTTTCGCATCTTACCACCACGTTTTCTTTTAGCATGTATGTTTGCATATAAACCTGGTTTAGCCATTAGGATACACCACCTTTTTTAAAGTATCCCATTTTTCTAACAACATCAGGTCTTGCTTTTTTTAATTTAGCTAACCCTTTTTGTTTTTTTGGATCTATTTTTTTTAATCCTTTTTTTGAACCAAATGCTTCTTTTATTTTTTCAACATTTGTTTTTGGTTTTGGAGTGCCTTTACTGTAACCCATTCTTTTACCCATGAATCCACCACCCATTTTTTTATTTTTATTTCTTTGTTCTTCAAGTTTTTTCTTTTCTTGTTTAATTCTAAATACAGTATTGTCTAATTTTACTTCGGAAGTTTTTCTTGCTCGTACTGCACGTCTTAAATCTCTAGCACTTTTTTCTGCTTTTGTTGTAGGTACAAATGGATCAACTTTAGTTATAGTTGGAGAAGTTTTTTTAAATCCACCACCAAATAATTCTATAAGTTTTTTACGCATTATTTTTTGCCTCCGTTTCTAAAAATCTGTGTACCCTTTATACCATATATCGACGCCACGACAAGGATCCACAAATTGGTAAACCATGACGGGAGCTGCGAGAACATCTCGAAGAATAATTTTACCTTGTCCATAGCAGTTGGGTCGTCCGATATAACTGCATATGCGAGCACCAACACGGGTAAACTTAAAATTATTAAAACTGCCTCGTCTTTCCAGTCCGATTGTCGGGCTTCTAACAATTTTCCCTGGTAAGCTTCCTCACCTCGGGCCATACGATCAGCATGTAAGAGTTGTGCCTCTGACATTGCCATTTTCGTCTTCTGTTTGTTAGCGTAAATCTTACTTCCTGCAGAGACGGCTAATTTTATCGCCGATAACCACATGATTAGTACGCTTTAGAGTTTCTTCTTTTCTCTGCTAACATTCTTTTCTGACCACCAACTGGCATCTCAGGTTTTCCTGTAGCAATATAGTTAAAAGCTTGGTCTGCAGTAGTTTTAGATCTAGGATCTACCTCGATACTTTGCTCTGCAACCTTAACTTCTTTTATTTTATCTAGTTTTTGCATTTATGCTCCTTTTTTCACTCCTTTTATAACACCTTTGTTCTTAGATGCATAGAATATCTTTTCACCCCTCTTCTTACCATACTGTTTCTTCATGGATTTCATAATTTTTTTACCTTTTTTGTTTAGTGGCATTAATTATCCTCCGTGATTACCGCTGCTTGCTTGACTCCGGTCTTTGCAAGACTAACTCCAGCTCTTAATTTAGCTAAATCTTCGTTTTGTTCCATCTTATCTTCTGCAATCTCGCCTTGTTGCATCAATCTTGCTCTTGCAAGGTCGATTTGGGCCTCATCATTGTCTTTTTTACGCTCATTTTCCATCGCACGAAGGTCAACCTCACGTGATTTTAGTTTTAAAAGCGGATCAGAGTCGAATTGTGACGTAATTTTCTTCTCTTCCTTCATAAATTCTTCTGTCATCTCTGCGATCAGCACAGATTTTCTCGCTTCGACCTGATTTGTCAGCGCTTGAAGCTGTGCTTGCATCCTAGGATCTGTTGCTGCCATCTGTTGCATCATAATCATCTGTTGTAATTGCTCTCTAAACTCTAATTGTACCTGTTCTTGAGCCATCAGACTGATATGTTCTAAAATATTTTTTTGTATCGCTGCCATAACTGCAGGATTATTTCTAACAATATTAGTTGACATAAAATTTAAGTGAGCTGTGATGTGTGCTCTGTGATCCTGACCTGGAAAAGCTTGAAAAGGTTTACCTGCTAATGCATTTATATGCTCCATACTTGGGTCCATCGGCGCTGTTGGCGCTGGTGCAGGTAAAACTGCATCAACATTTTTTACACCAATCGCCTCGTACATATTTCTGTAAATCTGATACATGTTATGTAACGCAGGATTTGATGTTGCTATTTGTAATTGTGTCTGTGCTAGTGTGATTCTCTGTGACATCGAGAATATATTAGGGTCCGCTACAGGGACGACATCTATTCTATCATCAAAGTCAGCTTGTTTAATATTTCTTGCACCACCAACAACATCGTATGGATATTCTGGTGGCAGATATTGTGATACTACTTTTGATAATAATTTAAATTCTTCTTTCATCGCTGCATAACATCTCTTGTGTATTGCGCTCATGACTCTTGAACCACGCTCTAATAATGCAACTGTTGTTCCAACCGCTGCTGCCTGGTTACCATCACCAACTTGCATGTCAGCTATGCTCGCGAATCTTTGACCAGCTTGAACAACAATACCTAAAAGATTTAATAATGTCTGTGATGGTTCTTTGTATGGTAATGGAAAGAATGCATCACGTAGTGATCCACCTGGTGCATCCACATCTTTGAACTCACCCGGTTGTATAGGAGCTGCCTCGTCTCTGACTCTAACACCTCTCTGTTTAAATCCTGCTGGTAAGTTTGATAAAGTCCCTGCGTCTAATAATTGACGGAGAGCCGCCGTTGCCGTACGACTCAATCCGCCAATCATGTGAATGAGTCCAAAGCCATAAAATCCTAGTCCTGGCAGAAACTTGAAGTGGACAAAATATTGGATCTTATTTTTCTTTAGATCATTGGGCGCATAGTTTCTCCGTATGGAGAGGACTACTCGGCTGCCTTCTTCTACAGTTACAATGTAGGGCAATTTTATTCCTGTTGGCTCACCATTAGAACCAACTTCTTCGAAACCTTCTAGGTCAAGATTAACATGACACTCTAACAGAGTATACACAGGTTCTTGTTTACCTGTCTTTTTAGTTCCGTCTAATTCTTTTTCTTTTTTATCAAGATCATTTTTTTCTACATGACCTGGTGGTCCTAATTCTACATCTCTGTAAAAACCATTGACCTGTTGTTTTCTTAATTCGTTTTCTGATATTTTAATTACATGAATTACAGACTCTGCATCCTCAATGCTTGTTGCAGTGTATGGCACAACTAATTCATCTGCTGGTACAAACTTTGATACTGCTCTGCCCATTGGCACATCGTAATAAACTTTTTTAAATGTAGAACCCGCAAGTGGTAGATGAAATAACATCGAGTCAAACTCTGCCTCGTACTCTTTCATCTGATCCATAATCAGATAATTCATAAAATCTTTTACACGAACCGCCTGTTGCTCTGTCTGTGGATTCTTTACACCTATAACCTGTGTTCTTACCGGTCCATCTGCTGGTAATAATTCTTTGTATGTCTCT